AACTTCTGGTTCATCGGAACCTATGTTACCAGCTTCTGGGGTTGTAACTTTTGATTCTTGAATATCACTGCTCTCTGCACTACCCATATTTGATTCACCACCAGATGCATCAGTCTTAGTCTGATACTGTTCTTCATTATCACCCTCTTCATCACTCTCAACGTAGTCAGCACCCTTCTCACCTTGAAGTGAATCAATTTTTTGTTGTTCTTTTTCTCTTTCTAATTCTGCTTTGCAGTATGCATGTAAAACTTTAGATGCATCAATAACTTCTTCCCAAGTCTCACACTTATCAACCATTGAAATGATATCATTTTCTTCTTGGTTGAAAGTAATATCTACAAAGTGACCGATCTTGAAGTATAGATTAGTACGATCAGCCATATTCATCTCATCAATATCAATATCTGCAACTTGAAAGAAATCTCTATCACTCAACTCTCTGTATCCTTTGTAGAAAGTTTTAGGAAGACCAGCATACTTTCTCTTCATCAACTTCTCAATACGAGCATCCTCAACAATATTCACAAATGACTGTGGTACAGTTCCCTGCCAACTCCAATCATCAGGAGTGAAGAGAGCATGTCCAACTTCATGACTCACAAGCATATCATAAACATCTTCAGATGCATGATCCCATAAAGGTAATGTCAATACACGATCATGTACATTGAATGATGCAGTCTCTACTGATCTATGTTCTACAATAAGATCTTCAGTAGCGAGTAATCTTGCAAGTTGTGATTTGATTTCTTGAGTGATGGACATGTGATTCCTTGTCTGATGTCCTTATTATAATTCCTCAGCACAAAATAGAAACAGTGATTGTGCCACTTTTTTAACTGTCTTTATTGTGTGATGCGACTAAACCCTTTCACTTTATCAAACTGAATGAGATCTTCAAATCTGTCATGTAGAGATGATTTGTGTGATATAACAAAGACATTTGCATCTTTAATCACATACTTTACGATTTTAAGAAACTCCTCAGTTCCAAATCCATCAAGTGAACTATCAAACACTTCATCCATAATTAGAAGATTTGTGTTAACTGAGTTTTTAAATCTAGCAACCTCTCTCCATGTAAAAAGAAGTGCCAGATCAATTCTCATTTTTTCACCTTCACTAAAAGATGAATAAGAAAAGTCTTCATGTATTGGAGACTGAACAGTCTCATTAAACTCTTCATCAAGTTTGAAGTTGATATAAAAATCCATCATCCTAAGATACTTATTAACTTGTTGATTAATAAGTGGTAGATACTTTCTGATGATCTTTGTTTTTACACCACCATCTTTGAGAAGTGAGTAGGCAAAATCGTGATGCCTTATATTGTCTTTTTTCTCTCCTAGTGAATCATATGTCTCTTTTAATCTTTCTTCAAATTCTTTTAATTTCTCATGTTCAGAATTTCTGTTTTCAAGTTGACTGGTAATTGTTTGAATTTCTTCTTCAAGTTCTCTGATCTGATTTTGGAATCCAGAGATCTTGATATTATTTTGAGAAATTTCATTCGTGAGTTTAGTTGTTTCTTTAGAGAGTTCTACAAATTGGCGTTCCCTTTCCTCTTCCTTTTCAATTGCTTTTTCTAGTTCTTGAAAACCAGTTTGCAATTCTTTTGCTTTATTTTGGGCTTCGTCCAGTTTATTTAGACGGAACTCCTCATCAATATCCTGTGTACAGGTGGGACATACCGTATTCTTTGAAAAGAATTTATGTTCTTTCTTTACAGTGGATGCCTTATTTGATATCTTTCCTTTTAAGTTCCCTAACTCTTTAAGTGTTTTAGTAGTACCTAAAAATTTTTCTTGTTGTTTTGATAGATCTTCAATAGTTAGTGATAGGTGTAGATTTGCACTGGTACATCCCTCAGACTCAAGAGATAACAAATCCATCTTTTTTTTCTTTGATTCAATTCTATCCTTACCTCTCTTCTCAACTTCATCTATAAAATTCTGTTGCATCTCAGACTTTTCTTTAAGAGATGTCTTCTTTAATTCAAGAGTTTTAACTTCATCTTTGATTGTCTTAAGTTTATCTCTGATGATTAAATTCATTGCAGAAAATATTTTAATATCTAAAAGATCCTCAATCACTTCTCTACGATTTGATCCCGACAGTTGCATGAATGGAACAAATGTACTACTTCCTAATATAACGATTTGTGTGAATGATTTAAAATTCATCTTGATTACATTTTGTTCAAGCCATTTCTGTTGATCATTCGCAGCAGAGGATTGATTCATCATCTGTCCGTTACGATGAATCTCAAATATATTTGGTTTAATACCTCTACGAATCATCCAATCAACTGATCCAATTGTAAAATCTAATTCAACTAAACAATCTTTCTCGTTTGTAGAGTTTACGAGTTGAGATTTATTAATTTTACGAAAAGGTTTATTGAACAATACAAAACACAAAGCATCCAACATAGTAAATTACGCCATTTTATCTTCTTGAACAGGATCATTAGGTGGGATCACGATATCGTCTGGTCTAATTATATTATACTCGTAATTATATATTTTGCAAGCCTCTAAGGCAACTGAATCATCTACCTCAATGATTCCCATTTCTGGATAATCATCATCAACTTCTAAAAGTTGTGCATATCTATCTGCATCATCATGTTCTTCAAATAACAATAAAACTTTACCTCCACCCTTTGTTGGAATGGAGTATGCACCTTCATCTTCAAATCCTTTAACGGTGAGAACAAACATTACTCGACCTCACAAGCCTCCTTGTAAACCTCTTGAAGTATACTTGTAATTCTAAATTTATCTAAGTCAACTTCAGATTCTTGTATATATCTATTTAACAAAGAGATAGTGTCTTCAGATTCTTCTGCCTCAAATTCCTCTCCCTCAGTAAAATCAAAGTTTTCTACAATTTTAAGTTCTGCTAAATTTGATGAATAGATCTTATCAATGTATTTTTCAAATTGTTTTGGATCAGATTTCTTACGAACAATAACTTTTACAATTTTTTGATTTAAATAAGAAACATCTAGCATCTGATGAGGAGTGTCATCATAATATAGATTATGAAATAACTGATACGGATTATTAACTGGTGTGTGTTCTAGAGTATCTGTATCAAATAAATGGAATCCTCGATTACGATCATTCACATCATTCCAATACATTTCATATGGATTACCTAAGTAAAACACATTACCATCATTTGATCTCATGTGATAGTGTCCAGTAAAAACACGATCAAACTTATCAAATACATGACGATCCATACCGTGTTCCATGAAATGTCCACGAGTCGCCATAAAACCATTTAATTCAAGATGACCCATTACACATGGAGAATCACTTTGTTCAATTACATCTAAAGTTTTTTCTTTGTTTTCAGAATTAATCCAAGGTACAAATAAAAATTTTGTTTTGTCTATCGTAACTTCTTCAGCCTCTGAATATATTTTGACATTTTTATATTCCCTAAGAAGTAAATTAACACCACTTAAATCATTTGTATTCTTATAGTATGCAGTATGATTTCCAATAATTGTATGAACATCAATACCTAACTCTTGTAATCGATCAAAGTAATGATCTTTTGCCCATTCAAGTGCAGCAAAATCCACACCCTTACGACTATCGAAAGTATCACCCATATCAACTATGGTCGTGATTCCTTCTTTGACTAAAGTTGGAAAGAATATATCTTCGTAAAATTTTAAAAAGTAATCATGAAATAATTTGGAGTTTTTTCTTGCTCCAATATGTTGATCCGTTATAATGGCGATCTTCACTGATAATACATCCTCGTCTGGACAGCATCTTTAATTTGATTGTAATCAGAACTAGTTCCGTTTGCACCTTCATCAACGGTCATGACTTCATCATAACCAGATCTTTCAATTATCTTAGTTTTGATTTCTAATTGTTTCTTTTCTTTTTGAATACGTCTAAGAAAAGCATAGTGAATAATCTGAGTAAAATAAGCAAAAGGATTCTTTGATTTCTCAGGATTAAAGTTGTTAATATATTGAACACAGTTTTCGATACCATCACAAACCATATCATCTTTGAACATATAGTTTACAAAGTTTGGTTTGTATGATAGATGTGTTGCAATTTTTAAAAAACAAGAACCTAAGTAATTAGTAATACGAGGTTTATCTTCCCCTCTTTCTTCAGCCAAGGCAACTTTCTCCTTGTACTCAATAATAGCGGCAAGAAATTCTTTATTATTTACATAATGTTCCGATCTTTTTCTTGTTCTCGGCATGGTTGAAGTCATTAACACTGTTTATGATTCATAACAATATTATACACGATAATCTAAGACTTGACAATACCTTGAAATATATGTACAATAACTCTGTAAGGGTTCAAGGGAAAGGTTTAGCTATTCTTAAAGATCTTTTCTAAAGAATGCCTTGCTTCTTTTACACTAGAAATATATCCCATTTCTTTTGTCATCTTAGGTTTCTCTAATAATTTTGGTTCCTCTTCTTCATCTTCGTAATATAATTTTATAAATTTATTATAAGTTTTAATTACATCTTCATCAAGAACCTCACATGTGGTGATGATATTACTCATCTCTACTATATATGTTTTCTCCCGACCTGTTTTTATCCAAGGTTCAATCTTTAATAAACTCAAGCCTGGTTTACGATTGAATGATGAACTAACTATCATCGCTGGTGAATCTAACTCAATAAGATCTGTCTCTGGAATTGAACCAATTTTTGCAATAACTTCTTCTCCTGTTTTTAATTTAACAACTGCTATGAATTTATCTGACATTGTTTTAGAGGGATTGTTAACATTTCATAATTAAAATTTTCTTCATTATAAATTTTCACCCTTTCCATCATATGATTTAAGGTATAATTTTTTGAAGATCCATAAGTTATATCGTCTGCTATATCAAAGAGAGTTGCTTTGACTTTATTATCACCCTTCCTTAAAACTCTACCTATACTTTGTAGATTTCTTATCTTCGATTTATTCGGTGATGCGAATATGACATTATGTAGGTTGCGAATATTAATACCAGTTGAGAAAGTTCCATATGATGCGATAATGATTGCATTATCTTCTTTTTCTGTGATTGTCCGAACTTCTTCTCGATCCTCAGTATCGACGCCTCCGTGAACAAAGAAACATTTTCTGTTTTCTTCCTTGAAACTATTTATGAGTTCAAATAAAGGAAGACCATGACTCTCAACTCTTGTATATAAAATTAAAGTATTACCTTTTTGATCTAGTGCTAAATTTTTAATAAAGTTATTTCTCTGTGTATGTGTGATTAAATATTGTATTTCATCTTCATAAGTATTAAATTTTCTTGCTGGATGTTTAAGAGTTAAAACTTTAATATTTAATTTGGATAGATACCCTTTCTTCATTAATTCATCAGTCCGAATGATTTTATATGATGGGCCAAATAATCCTTCAAGAACCCATTTATGAGTTTGCGTTCCATCAAGTGTTCCTGTGAATCCATATCGATTCTTACAATCAAGTAACTTAGTCATAATATTAACCAGTGATTTAGATTTGAATAGATGTGCCTCATCACCTATGACCGTTTTAAATTGATCAAAATATTTTTTCTCTAACTTATAGATTGATTGCCATGTTGTAATTGTGACTGCAAGATCTGTATTTTTATCTCTTCCAGAATAAACTCGGTGACAATATCTTTTAACATCCCAACTATAATCCATGAAATCCTTATACATCTGTTCAACTAAAGATGTAGTCGGAACAACAATTAATGTTTTATCTCCACGTTCAACATGATATCTGGTGATTGAATATATCATCAATGATTTACCAGATGCAGTTGGTGATATCAATAACTTACGATAGTTTTTAAGTGCGTCATATACACCTTTGATTTGATATCCTCTTGGTTTATGAACGGATATACTTTTGATATAGTCCGACACACCCTCTGGTGATATCATTTCATTTTCTTCTATCGGTAAACCATAAAATTTATTTCCTTCAAACTCATAAGTATATCCTTGACGATTACAAAAAGAAATTACACGATCTATCAAACCTGTATATAATTCATTCTTACGAATATCATATAAACGAATCTTTCCATCCCAATATTTGTTTCGATACTGAGGCATAAACTTGGCGCCAGGCACTTCAAATGTGAAGTGGTCTGATAGTTCATGATAGACATGTTGTTCGGAGTTTATCGTGGTATAAACTTCATTTTTCTTTTTGATAATTAAATGTGTCATGAAAAACCAGCTTGGAATTTATGCCATTCAATTGAGTTTTTAATCTGATACGTTCGATTTGATATCTGTTTTAGAATACTTTCAAGAAATGTAATCATGACATTATAATATTCTACCTTCAAAGATGCTTCAGATAACCGATCATCGGCATCCAAATATCTTTGCAAGGCATCTTTATCCCTTACCTTTTTTGGAAAGGGATCTTTAACGTAGACTTCTGGGTCTGCTTTTCCTGTGAAGTATTCGTATCTTTCGTGTCGAACACCTCTTTGTAGTTTTTGTGCTTTTGATCTTAAAAGAATTAAATTATTCAAAATCTCATGATATTTGGCATGGAGTTGAGGTATTTTAATTGACTCTTCATGCATATTATCAATATCAATCTTCGAGTCCTGTTCCCACATGGACTGAAGTTTATCAAGGGTAATCATATAAAATTAATTGTTTGGAATGTTATCTAACCTATTGCCATTTGGATCAGTAATGTTAAATATCGTGTATTTAAAAGTCGCTTGTGCAGTAAAATAATTGTAATCAGCAATTGATGCATCAAACTCCAGAGTTGAAAGTGAAACTGGAAACGCATCTACAAAATTGACATGAATACTAGGTTTATAATTACTACTCAAGATTTGAAGTGTGGCGTCAGAAAATTCAAAATAACGTTTATCAGTATCTGCTGGTATGTTAGGTTGAGTTCTAAAATCAGTTTTTTCTAATTGTGCAAATTGTTCCCCTGATTCTGGATATCCTAATCCTGTTATCCAATTATAAAGTGCAAGATAGTTTTCCATTTTTTCATCAACTAAAAAACGGATATTCAAATCATCATAGAGAACTTTATCGCCTGGAACTGGAATATCTTTTAGATATGTGGGTTGCACAGCGGTTCCCATATTGATGCCTGGGATATTTGCAGACTGACAAAGGAAATCAACCTTTGGAGTTTTAGTTAAAATTAACTTGAACCCAAGAGGTGACATATAGTTCCGATTATCTATCTGTCTCTGATAGGGATTTTGAGAACTAGTCATCTACCTTTTTCTTTTTTTCCAACTTTTTAACTTCTTTCGCATACCTCACCTCCTCACTTGTGTATAATTTAGGGTGTTTTTTGGCTCTTTTAATGATCAGCTTTGCAGCTTGTTTATCATTCATACAAGTATTTAGACACAAAAAAAGAGACCCTTTCGGGTCTCTGATCCATCTCGAACTGAGATTATTTATATTACATAAGGTTTGCAACTGAAACTCTTCTGTAGTAACGGTTTGCGTTAGCAGTAAGTGTTCCAAGTCCTTGTGTTGTACCTTGTGAGAATGGGTTCTCGACCATGCCGTAACGAGTCTTGAATCCAATTTTTGGTTGGAATGTATCCTGACCAACCGCACGAACCATCTGTAGAGGAACGTATGGACAGTAGAATAATCCAGCGTCATAAGGTGATGTACCCTTGTAACCGATAACATAGTACTGTGTTGCAGCACTGTTAGCAGCGAATGGGTCAATGTACACTCTGTACTTACCGTTGATAACACCAGCAAATGTATTACCTGTGTCGTCTACGTTTAAGTTAGCGTTGAGTGCAGGGGTGTAATCAAGAACACCAGCCATTGTTAATGCAGAAGCAACGTCAGCAGAGCAAAGGATGATGTTACCCTTTCCACGACGAGTTCTTTGTGCGATTGCGTTTGCATCTCTCTCAATCTGGAATAGAAGTCCTTTGAATTTCTCAACAGACCATCTTCCGTTTGAGTCTACATCAAGGTTAAATGTACCTTGTGATGCAACGTTAACCTGAGCACCTGTTTCAGCAGTCTTGTAGATTGTTCTGATAACTTCTCTGTTGATCTCAGCAAGTATCTCAGTAGAGAGGATATTTGCTAATTCAGCTTCAGCGTTCAATCCGTGGATTGCCTTAAGGTCTTGAGCAAGTTCTAAACTGTACTCTGCTTTTAGAGCTCTTGACTTC